TTTGCAAAGTTTGGTTCTCATAATCTTGAACATTTAAAGAAAAAGATTGGACACACATTTTGGCGTAAGAATGAAACAATGAAACATAGGTATTTATATTTCTTATGTAGTAAAAAAGATAAGAAAAAATTTATGAAAACATTGAAACATCCACCATTACCTTATATCAAATTAGATGAGGGATATAAAGGAGAGCAAATAGAAAAGATTGTAGTAGAGGAAAAGGAAGATAAATTTTATGAATAGATTTGGCACAAGGCCATCTATCTTTAAAAGACCGCCTAACTTACTAGGCTTTACACCATTTGGAGGATAATAGTGGCAAGAGATGGAAAACTTAGAGAAGAAATAGAAAAGGGCAAACAGGTTGATGCCCTGACAAAAAATCCAATGTTTAATGAGGTATTTGAAAACTTGGAAGAAGAATTTTTGACCGCATGGAAAATGTCAAAGATGCAAGATAATGAAGAAAGGGAGAGAATTTATTATCTTTATCAATCTTTATTGGCCTTAAAAAATGCATTTGCAAATTTAAGTGCCAATGGAAGGTTGGCGCAAAATCAACTGGATGAACTGGTTGGCAGAAAAAATATATATAATTAGGGGTAATTATGGAAAAACAGAATGAAAATTTAGACGTAAAGTCAGCAGTAGATTTACTATTACCATTGGAAGCCGAGGAAAAGGTAACTCCAGAAAGTGGTGTAGCCGAGCCAGAAGAGGCTCAAGTGTCAGAAGCCGAAGAGCAAGAGGAAGCCATTCAGGAAACTGAAGAGGTAGAAACCGATGAAAGTGATGAAGTAGAAGACACAACTTCTCAGGAAGATGAAGTAGAGGAAGTCGAGGAAGAGACCCCAGAACTCTACACTATCAAAGTTGATGGTGAAGAGGAACAGGTAACCTTGGATCAGGCTTTATCTGGTCATATGAGGGAGAAGAAATTTCATCGAGAACTTAACAAACTCAGTAATGAACGTAAGTCGTTTGAGGCTGTAAAAGCTGAAACGGAGCAATTGCAGGGTAGGTATAAGCAAGGGTTGGCGGAACTTGAAAAAAGTTTACAAGTCCAAGAGCCTGATTGGGATGAACTGCGAAAAACCAGAACTCAGGAAGAATTTAATGCAATCTATACTGATTGGTCAATTAGACAGGATCAGAGGAAAAAAGTTCAGGCTGAGATAGACCAAGTCAAGAAACGAGAGCAAGAAGAAAATGTGATCAAGTTTCAACAGCATATGAAAAACGAATTTGATAATATGTTGGACAAAATTCCAGAATGGAAAAATGAAAAGGTCATGGCGGATGAAAGAAAAGAAGTCGTTGCATATGCTAAATCTGCAATGGGTTATACTGATGATGAGATAGCTAATGCTGTTGATCACAGGGCAATTGTCGCATTGAGGAAAGCTATGAAGTACGATAATCTTATGAAGAAAAAACCAAACTTAGTGAAGAAAGTAAAGAAAGCACCAAGGATGGTAAAAGCAGGAACTCCTAAAACTAAAAATGAAATTGTAGCTAATCAAAATAAAAAGGTTAGAGACAGGTTCATAGCAAACAGCAGTATCGATAATGCTGTTGAGTTGCTACTTAATAAAAAATAGCCAAATAAGGAGAAGTTAAAATGGCACAATTTACCACAGCTAATGCGGTAGGTGAAAGAGAAGATCTCTCCGATATTATTTATCGGCTTGACACTACAGAGACACCTTTTTTCTCTACAGCAAAGAAGACTACTGTAAAATCAACACTAACTGAATGGCAAGTTCAGGAGTTGGCTACAGCAGATCAAAACTCAGTCAATGAGGGTGCAGATGCAAGTTTTGCAACACCAACAGCGACTACAAGATTAACTAACAATACTCAAATCTCAGTCAAAGACTTCCAGATCTCTGGAACATTAGAGGCTGTTGATAAGGCAGGTAGAGACAGAGAGACCGCTTATCAGAAAGTCCTAAAAGGTCTTGAGTTAAGAAGAGATGTTGAGAAGATTGTTACTGATCTTAACGTAGCAAAGTCTGGATCAGATCCTAGAAAATCAGCTACATTTGTAACATTTATTACAAATGGTGATGCTTCACCATCAGACATTTCTTTTGGAACTGGAGATGGAGCAAACAGTTGTGATTTAACTGGAACTGAAGAAGCACTTACATTAGCGAAGATTGACAATGCTATGCAACAGGCATGGGATGATGGGGGTAACCCAAGAATGTTACTTTGTTCCTCAACAAACAAAGCCAACATCTCAGACTTGTCACAGGCAGGTACAAATCTTGTAACAAACCAAGTTAATACATCAGCAAATACTGCTCCATCATTTATTGGTGCGGTAAGTGTTATGATGAATGACTTTGGTACACTAGACCTTACAATGAGTAGGTTTATGTCAAATAACAAGGTTCATATTATTGATCCTGATCATATTATGATTGGTAATCTTGATGGAAGAAATTTCATTGAAACAGAGTTAGCCAAAACTGGTGATAGCTTTAAGCACCAAATTATATATGAGTGGACATATATGCCGACAGCACCGAAGGCTCATGCCTCTGTGATCGGTCTTAATGGATCATAATAATCATAACTGGGGAGGTTTCGGCCTCCCTATTATAAGGTCAGTATGAAAAGATTAATTGAAAAAAACCCTTACTCACAAAAAGAAATCTGGATGCATGACAACCCAGATGGGGGTTACACTATTGAAGAAAAACAACATATTAAGTCAGTTCTTGAGGCCAACAAAATCAGGCAAAATGAATTTAGAAAAAACAGTTTGATTGGCAATACTCAGAGGCATTGGCAACAGGTGGCAGAAATACCTTCACTTGTTTACATGGATTTGATGAAAAAGTTTGGTGATCCAAAGAAAGATCCAGATGCCCAGAAAAAATGGAAGAAGTGGCTCAATGATATTGATAATAGATATTTTAGAACAAATGGCGGTAAAGTATGAGTATATCAACTTACAGCGAGTTAAAGACAGCAGTTGCTAATTTTTTAGCTAGAACTGATTTGACCGATCAAATACCAAATTTTATTCAACTTGCAGAAGCTAGACTTTCAAGGGAACTGGAGAGCAGAGATCAGGAAAAAAGAGCCAATGCAACTTTGACTATTGGTGATGAGTATATTGCCCTGCCAACAGATTTAAGGGAAGTCAGGGAAGTAAAATTAAATACTTCACCAAATAGGGTTTTAGATTATAAAAGTCCAATTCAATTAGATAAAGACTTTCCATCTGCCTCTACAGGTAAGCCAATAGCTTATTCTATTGTTGGTGCTGAAATGAAATTAAGACCGATACCAGACAGCACATATACAGCAGAAATTATTTACATAGGTGGACTTACAGCTTTATCAGACACAAATGCTGTAAACCAACTATTAACCAGACACCCTGATGCTTATTTGTCAGGTGCATTGGTCGAGGCCTACACTTATCTTATGGATGAGCAAAGAGCCTCTACTTATGATGCTAAATTCTCCAGAGCCATAGAGGAGATTAGGAAGGATGAACAGCGAAGTCATTATGGCACAGGATCGTTGTTTGTGTCTTCTGTTTATGCAAGACAATCATCATCAGCAAGTTAGGAGATAAATTATGTCAGCAATGAGTGATTATTTAGAACTAAAGTTTCTAGACCATTTTACAGGCACAGCTTCAACATCTGCCCCATCAGCAGTATATATTGGGTTATCTACTGCTAGTTTAGCAGATGATAATTCTGGTACTGAATTGACTGGAAACAATTATGCAAGAAAAGCCATTACCTTTGGTTCAGCATCAAGTGGATCTATTACCAACAACAATAATGTAGAATTTAATAGTGCTACAGGAAATTGGGGTACAGTAAGTCACTTTGGTATCTTTGATGCCTCTTCATCAGGTAACTTATTGTTTCATGGTGCATTTACAGCATCAAAAACAATTCAAACTGGAGATATTTTAAAAGTAGCTAGTGGATCTTTAACTATTACAGCTACCTAATAGGAGTTTAACATGGCTTTAGGTGTTCCTCGCTTAGACCAGTTAATAACTCAGCTTGATAGTATAAGTGGTAAATTCGATAGTGATGACGATCTTAATAAACTTGAATTTACAAAGCCAAATTTAGAACAGTTAGACAACTATGCTTCTAACTTAGATGCATTAGCCACATTTGGTAACTTAGAAGCCTTTGACGGATTTTTTGTTCGGCAAGGTACAGTAAGTGTTACTGTAACTGGCACAGTTTCTGCCACAGCAGGATTATTAGAAGCGGTAGCTTCATCTGTTTCAGTCTCGG